AAAAAACCCGTAAAATTATAGCAAGCTATTAAATAATTAAACGGGTTAAATATGTGCCGGGATCAGTCCCGGGAGTTATAAAAGCAGTTTTCTAAGTTCTTTATGTAATCCTTTTGTATGTCTGATGATGTTCTGGTTATCTGTGGCAAAAAATAACAGGGCTAAATCATTAAGCAATTTTAAGATATATTCTTGAGGAAGTTTTTTTCTTTTATTCTCTTCTGTTTTCTTTTCTTTTGTTTTTTTCATTTTTCTATCTTTTCAAAATAAAAATGTCTGGCATATTCAATCATAATTTTCTCATCTTCTGGAATATATTCTGATGGCGTCCAAGGTTCAAACCAATCCTGAAACTGAAAAACTGCGGTTTCCGGTTCGTCATATTCGTCAAGTTCTCCAATAATTCGCGCTGCCGGGCCTCCTGTTCCTAAAAGGATCATATAGGTTCGCGTTCCATCAAAGTTTTGGCCTGTTGCTATTTCAAGAGGATCTTCTTCAATTTCTGTTTGTCCTTCTTCTGCCTTCTCTTCGTTTTTGCTTTTTGCCTTCTTTAACATTCCCTTAATACCATCAATTGATAATCGTGCGTATTCGTTCGCTTTTTGTTGAAAACTTTTGTCGTCTTTGTTCATTTTATTATTAAAGTGCTGGCCGCTTGCTATGGCAGCGCTCATTTCTGCTATCATTAAATAATAATAGCAGCATATCAACGCGTCATCTCTTCATTGTGCGCAATTTTTCTTTTCTCTCTTCCTTGTCCGCTCTTCTGATTGTCTTTTGATATTTCTCCGTTGCTTTTCTCTCTTCTCTTCTTCTCTCTGCTTCTTTTCTTTGCTTTTCGCTTGTTGTCGCCTGATCGTTTTCAATTCGTGTTTTGATAAGTTCAAAAACTTTCTTTTTTGTCATTTTCTCGTCTTCGTCAAAATAGTCATATTTCAGATCCTCCAATTCATCAGAATTAAAAGAAAAAATCAATTCGTCTTTTTTCTCATCATATTCTATATCATCACAAGCAAAATCTTTTTTGATCTTATCTATCAATCCGAGTTCGCTTCTATCTCCATATAACCATTCTTGGCGTAGGTTTTTCCAGAAATCGTTTTCTGCTTCTTCAAGTTCTTTTTTCATTTCAGGTGCTTGCTTTTGTAATATCTCGCTATCATAAAAATCGCTGCTCTCTTCTCTAATCAAGCTTATCCATTCGTTCAATTCTTTTTCAAATATAGCTGGATATTCAAGCGCTAAAAATGCTCCGGGCAGTAGATCTGATAATTGATATTTTTCTTTTGCTTTTTTGCTTATCTTTTCAATTCTTTTGATCGTTTCTTTTTTGTCTTTATTAAGCCAAATGATAAAAGATTGATCAAAATCAAAATTATTTTCTATAACATAGTCAATGTTTTCAAATAGATAAAAATTATTATTTTCTATCAAATCTTCTTCAGTCCATTGATCAAGCGCCAAGGCCACTTTATCAATCAATGCTCCTGATGCTGTCCGATCTTCTTTTATATCTTTTGTATTCAGTTTTATTTTTATTTCTTTTATTTCTTTTTCTTCTTTTTTGTTCATTTTTTTTGTCCCGGCCGGTTATTGATCAGCCGGGATTATTTTAATTATTCTTTTTTATTTCTCCAGTATCTAACATCAAAAGATATTCAGCTTCAGAGTCAACCAACATTCGTGACCAATCCCATCCGCCAACCCAGTCTTTGCCATTCTCTATAAAGTCAAAAGCGTAACAATCCGCTGTCTTGGCGTTCATTCTATACATTGATTTAAGCGCGTGACTCTTTATCTTCTTTAATGTTTTCAATTCTGTTTTATTCATTTTGATTATCTCCTTCCTTTTTTTCTTCTTCTTTTATTTCAAAAGCTTCAAAAGATCCTACTATTTCAGAATTGTCGTCTGATCCTTGGCCTTCATTTACCTTGTCAATTGCTTCTTCTTCGTTTTTGGCTTCTACAATTATATTATGTTTTTCCTCCCAAATAACATTATATCTTTTCATTTTATTGTCCTTATTTTCTTCAGCTCCTGACCATTCAAGCAGTTCAACATCTCCCGGATCAATGTATTCTCTTAATACTTGCAATTCGGCAATTTCTCCATAACTAATCCTTTCTGCTTTTATTTCTCCTCTTAGATATTCTAATCTTTTTTTGATCTCTTTTGTTGTTGTTTTTGTTGTTTTTGTTTTATACATTTTTTTATTCTCCTTTAATTGATTATTTTAATAAGTCAATTGCTTTTGCTTCTCTAACTTCTATAAGCTTTTTATTAAGTTTGATCAACACTTTTATTGTTTTCTTTTTATCACCGCTAAGATAAAATGTCCTAACTTCATAAATCCTGTGATTGTAATTCTCTTTACTGGCTGTAATATATAGATCAATCTGATCAGTATGTCCAGAGTAGTTGAAAAAAGCGGCCAGGAGGGTTTTCTTATTGATTAAATAGATCTGTCTTATTACTTTGGCTAATTCTTTTGATATTGTTGTTTTTGTTTTCATTTTATTGTCCTTTCTTAATTATTAGTTTTTTTATTATAACCTGACTATCTTTGACCTGATATTTCTTCTCATCTGATCATACTTGTTCTTATTATCAAGCCAACATACAAACATCCAGACCATAGGCGCTAAGATCAAGGCAACGCCAACGCCAACAATGCTGTCTTGAATTAAGTTTATCAATGATATATTAAACATAATTGTTTTCCTTTCTCTCTTTTATTAGTTGATTATTATTATTGATTATTACTAAACGACCTTTATCTATACTATAATTATACTTTATAAACATATTAAGAGTCAAGCTCTTATCTGTGGATAACTATTATCAACCTAACATAACATTAAGGGTTAATAAGGGTTAACATAATAAGAGTCCTGAACAGTTAGGAAGACAATGCAACGACAGGGGAACAATAACGCTTGCTCTCCCCAACTCTCACAGACCCAACTCAACCCAACCTAACTCAACATTATACTTGTTGATGTTATCTTTTATGTTCTGTTCTTTACTCTACCTCTTCTGTTCTTTACTGTTAATGTTCAGTAGTGTTCTAATCTCTACTCTACGCAAGGCATCGCTACGCTACCGGTGGAAGCGCTAACCTAAGGGAACATCAGGGGAGGGGCAGGGTCACTTGGCGTAACATACCAAGGGTATGTATATCATAGCTCCCCCTGCACAGACTAAGGTAGAGATAACTGCTATTGACATATATATACATATGTTATCTAATACTAATGTTAATAACTACCACTATAATTTACTTGACAGGCATAAAGAACTTGATGTAAAATAGGAGGTGATGAACAGACCAAGAATTATAACAAAAGAAAAAGCTGAACTAATCTTACAAGAAGTAGGGCTTAATCTTTTTGACAAACCAGTTAAGTATTTAATTAACAGATTGTCCGGACTGGATAAGTCCAAGTCAGCGCTCAAAGCTGGTTATGCTGATCCTCATCACACAATAAGAATAGAAAATACTGATGCTTACAAAAAGGCAGCTGCTTCTATTTCAGATAAGCTTCCTACCACAGAAAAGTTAGCTACAGAACATACAAAAGTTATTGAACAGGATACCGACTTATCTTCTAAGAACAGGGCAATAGATATGGCTTATAAGTTAAAAGATTTATATCCAAGAGAAGAAGGAGAACTTGATGTAGGTGGTGTAAAAATAACAGTTACTAAAAAGGGTGGTTCTGAATAGAACCTAACCCTCTTTTTTTTATCTCAAATGAATAATAATCAAGAAGCAATTGAAAAATATAAAAGCTTAGGAATAGATTGGGTTAGCGGGAAAGTTAAGATAAAGGAAATAGAAATTGGTGGAAAAACATTTAAGTTTGGAAAGAAACAAATAAGATTTATAAACGAATTAAAAGCAAGGTATTGTTTGGCAAGAGGAGGGTTCGGTTCAGGAAAAACATTAGCTCTCATTCTAAAACTATTACTCTTCATCCTCTGCTTCCCCGGAAACAGAATACTACTTGGAAGAAAAACAATATCAGATTTAGAGCGTGCTTTCCTTCCAGATTTATTTGAGATAGTTCCTAAAAATTGGTATAAGTATAAAGTAAAAGAAGGTCTTATAAAGTTCTTTAATGGTTCTGAAATTATAATGTTCGGTCTTGATTCGCTCCAGTCAGGTAGCGCTTCTGACATTAAGAAGGCGCAACAGAAATTAAAGTCATTAAACATTGGAGCATATTTCATAGATCAATTAGAAGAAGTTGAAGAAGATGTTATTAAAGTTCTTGACTCTCGTTTAAGAAGAAGCAATGTTCCAATCCGTCAAGGTAATTCAACTTCTAACCCTGCTGACTTCTGGGCTTATGAATATTTTATAGGGCTACCAAAAATAAACAAAGATCACGCTAAGAAAGTATTCCAGATAAGAATGTCAATGATGGACAACAAAACTAATCTACCACCTGACTACATTGAAGACCAGTTAAACAATACGAAAGAATATGTTAACAGATTCGTATATGGATATTGGCCAAGAAACTTAGCTCTCAAATCTTCCGTAATTGATAAAGAGTATCAAAAGAAATTTAAATTACTTAGAAGAGAACCAGAAAGGATTGAAGAAGGTTGTGAAATATATGTTCAGCCAGATTACAGAAGAAGATATCAAATGGGCATTGACCCTTCCGAAGGAGCAATTGATCCAAGCTCAATATCAATAGTAGATGATATTGGAAGAAAATGTGCTAAGTTTAATAAGATGGTTGCTCTCCCAGAGCTTGTTTCAAAAGTAGAATTTTTGTATAATAAATATAACAAAGCGTTTATGATTCCAGAAGTAAATGATCCATCAATCTTGGAAGGGATCAGAAACAATGATAGAATAGATGAGAACGATGTTTATCAACGCGTAGTATTTGATTACAGGGAGAAAAAGGAAACTAAAAAATTAGGATGGAAAACAAACTACGCAAGTAAAAAAGTTTTAATAAGTAATTTTCAAGAACTATGTCGCAAGAACTTTCCAAAGATTTATGACAAAGGAACAATTGAAGAGTTCGGAACTTTTGTCTGGTCTAACGAAGTTAAAAAGAAAGGTGCTGGAGCGTTAGGCAAATATCACGATGACGATGTGATGTCAACCTTTCTTGCTTACTGGGGATTAGTTCCAAAAGAAATTGAAGGTGATCAATTAAGTGCAATTAAAAAAGAGGTGGCCAGAGGGTCAACTCCAAAAAAAAGGTCGTTTATTTAATAAAAAATGCAGTTGGATTATATGTAAGACCATTTGGTGAAGTATTCCAAATCAAAAAACTCAATCTTATAAATCAAGGTGAAGCAAGTTTCCCATACGCTATTCCTCTAAAGGTTACAGAGAAATCTGATATAGTTATTAGGGCATCTGCTACTGGTGCTGGCGGACAAGTGTTTGCTGGGTTTGATTTGTTTTATAAAGCGAATGAGTAAAATAAAATAGAATAAGTATATATGACATTAAGAGAATTAATAAAAGAAATAAATACAGATTACGAAGAGGGAACTTCTAATAGTTTTCCTGCTTTTGCTAATTCACAAAAGAAGGTTATTGATTTAGTTGATCTATATTGGCTATCAAAATATAGAGATGACAATAAAGATGAGTTTGGAGAACAAAGAGCATTCTATAATGTTATTACTTCTCCTACTTTTATAGCAGTTAAGATGGGTGATTTTGATACCAAAGATGTTGTTGTTATAGCTGAAGAAGGACAATCATATTATCCTTCTTGGCTTATGTCAAAAGATTTGAAGATTTGGATGAAGAACGAAAATGTTGGAGAGTTGTTTAATGTAGTCGGAGATAATCTTCCAAAGTATGGAACGATAGTTTTAAAGAAAGCAAAAGGGAAAATACATTTTGTTCCTCTTCAAAATCTTAGAAATCAGCAAACAGCAGAAACATTACAAAAGTCAATTGGAGTTATTGAAGTTCATAAAGAATTAGATGTTGATATTCTAAAACAGAATTGGACTGGAGCAGAAACTGGGATTAAAGAATATGCCGAGAAAGGAAAATTAGAAGTTCTTGAAGTAACTTCTAATGTTGTATTAGAGGACTTCCCAGATTATAATTATTTTATTATTGCTGGATATAAAGGAGGTGAAAAACAAGATGGGTTAATTCTTCATAAAGCTAAAATAGATTTTCCATATAAAGAAAAACATTATGATAAAGTTCCGGGAAGATGGCTTGGCATTGGACAACCAGAAAGATTATTTCACGCACAAATACATTTAAACAGAATTAATTATTATAAAGCTCACGGATTATATTGGACTTCAAAACATATCTATCAAACAAGAGATACAAGAGTTAACAATAATCTTTTGACCGAAGTTGATGATGGCAGAGTGTTAAAAGTTAAAAGCGAAATCACTCCTATTCTAACTGAAGAAAGAAATCTACACGCCTACAAGGAAGAAGAAACAAGATGGGATCAAAACATTTCTAAATTAACTTTTGATTTTGATGTTACGAGAGGAGAGAATTTACCATCCGGAACTCCACTTGGATCTGCTATGTTACAAAGCAGGATGGCAGGTGGATTTTTTGAAAAGAAAAGAGAAGAGGTTGGTCTTTTCTGGAAAGAAGTTATATGGGATTGGAAAATACCTGATTTTGAAAAATACGCAAAGAAAAATCATAAGATAATGCTTACTGGAAGTGAATTTGATGAAGATGAACTTGATAATTTTAGAGAGTTAATTGTTACTCATAGAAATAATTTAGCAGTAGCTGACTTCATAAAAAAGAATGGAATAATTCCTGATTTCCAAATGAGGCAAATGTTAAAAACAATTACTCGTGAGAAAGTTATAAAAGAAAAAGATATTGAAATTCCTGATGATTATTATAAGAATATTAAATATAAATTAGATATTATAATGACTATGGAAAGTATTGATGTAACTGCGAAGATGAATACACTCCAAACTATTATTACAATAGTTGGACAAAATCCTACCATCCTTCAGGACAAAAGAACAAGAAAGATTTTCTATAAGTTAATTGATATGGCTGGCGTTTCTCCTGTAAGTTTTGGGATAGAGAGTAATCCAGATGTAAATGAGATAGCAGAAAGAGGAGTTGCTCAAAGGGGAGGTTCGGTTGCTAAAGTGTCACCGATCACAACTCCTACACAAAATAAACAAACTAAACAAATATAAATAATATGTTAATAAAAGAAAACGAAAAAAAGTGGATGTTAGCAAACAAAAAGATTTTAAGAGAATTATTTGAAAGAAGAGTTGAAGAATTAAAAGATAGTGTTTTTGATGAAGGGATAACAACTGATGATGAAAAGAAAGAAAGAGATTTAAATATAAAGTTTGTTCAAGAATTTAGAAGCTGGTTATTACAAATTGAAATTTTAGAAAGTGATAAAGAGAGTTCAAAAAAAGAAAATAGCAAAGAAGATAGTTTTATTTAAAAGGTCGGGTGGAAGAAAAACCACCTTAATAAACAAAATCAATAGGACATAAAAGTCCTATAAAATAAACAGTAATATTTATATGGTAGAAGAACCAACTAAGTATGATAATCCAGAAGATGCCGGAGTAGATGTGCCTTCAGTGAAGGGCGCAAACAAGCCAAAGATAGGGATAATGCCTAAACTTCCACCTATGAATAATACTCTTGATAATCCTATGAACAATATTAATCCTAACGATCCAGCTCCTTGGGAAGGAAATAACCCAGAGGGCGAAGGTGAAGGTGGCAATTTGAGTGATCCCATTATTCCAGTTGACCCAAACAATCCTAATCCTTCTGTTGATCCAAACCAACCGGGTTCAGGCGACCCTAATAAACCGCCAATAGACCCGCAGTCAGCACTTGCTCAAAAGGAACATTGGAGAGATAAGTATAACAGAGATGCTATTGATCCAACTACGGGCAAAACTTATAAAGAGTTATTAGGGGAAAAGGAAAATGAAGTTACTCCGGTAACTCCTGCTCCTACTCTTCAACCAGAAACGAATGAAGATTTCCAAGTTAAACAAGATTTTTTGTGGAAACATACTGATAACAAATATACTCCAGATGAGTTTGCTCATATTAAAAGTGTTTCTAAGAGTAAAGGCGTTTCTCTGGATGAAGCTGCGGTGTCAGAAGAGAATTATATTCAATTCCAGAGAGGAAAGGTCGCAAACGAAGATAAAATTCCTTCGCCATCTTTTCCCGGATCTCCCGAAGGTGGGGGACAAACTCTTAGTCCAGAAAAAATTGAAGCAATGAGTGAAGATGATTTTAAAAAAGAAGAAGAGCGGGTTCATAAAGCTGGACAAAGAATTGGAAGTGGTGGTGGAGTTTAGTTAAATGGCTACACAAACATTTCGCGCATTTACTCCTGAAATTTGGTCACCTCGTATTAACTATTTCCTAAAGGCAAAAATGGGTGCTGCTAAGTTCTTTGATAACTATTCCGATGAAGTAACTGAAGGTGGAGATGATATTTGGATTCCATCTGTTGCTGCTACTCAACATACTGTTAGTGATGTAACAACCACTACTGGTGATGTTACTGGTGGTAATATTTCTGACACGAAGTCAAAGTTAACAATTGACACTTGGAAAGCATCAGCTTACGCTTTTCCTGATTTTCAAGCCGCACAGATTGCTAAGAAATATCCATTACGCAAAGCTTATGCTATGGCAATGGGTTATCAGTTAGGTAAGACATTTGAGTCAGCAATACTATCTAACGCAACCAGTATTACCCCTACAGTCGGTAGCACAGCAACACAGTTACTCGCAACTAATATTGAGAAAGCTTTCAGCATTGCCGAATCTCGTTCAATTCCAATGGATGAGTCAGTTCTATTCTTAAACCCAAAGACATATTGGAAAGATATAATGGCAATCTCAAAATATTACGATGCTTCTTCATTCGGAAAAGGCGCACCAACAGCTCAAGGTTATCACGATTTACTTTACGGAGTTCCTGTATATCTTAGCACTTTTCTTCCAGCAGCAGCTGGAGCTGGTGTCTATAATTTGTTAATCCAAAAGTCAGCAATTGTTTATGCTTTTGGCAACCTACCTCAAGTTCAAAATTCTTCAGCTACTCCAAGCGGTGTTCGTTTAAGTGAGAAACACGGAGAAAGTTTAAGAGTTAAGTATATCGCTGATATAATGTATGGTATCGCAGTATTGAATGCTACTCGTGGTGTTCAGTTGATTTCAGCAAGTAAATAGCTAATTAATAAGTTCCTTGAACTTACCTTCTGGCTTAAACCTATCGTTCTCTGAAGGATTTAAGCCAGTTAGGAGAACAGGGAAGTTCAATTAAAATGAAAATAGCATATTTAGGAAATTGGAATAAGTATTCCCATAGCACGGAGAAACTTGTTAAGTATTCTCTGGAAAAGCTTGGGCATAAAGTAATTCCAATTGACGAAAGAGATTTTACAATTAAAGATATTTTAGATGTCAAGGCAGATCTATTCTTGTTCCACAAAGGAACAAGATGGGGAAAAGATATTTCTTTTATGGTAAATCTTTTAAGTCAAGTAACTTGTAAGAAAGCATTTTGGTATTTTGATCCAATAACAAATATTCAAGAAAGAGAATTTTGGA